CAATGGAACGGCGAAACCTACGAACGCATCGACATTCCACCCGACGTATGGTTCGGCCAACCCGACCCCAACGTCACACGCAACTTCATCATGAGCAACACCGCCGACGATCTCATGTTCTACGGTCGCGCATTCTGGGTCGTCACATCACGCAAAGCCGACGGATTCCCCAACGCCTTCACATGGATACCAGCAGCCGACATCACCACATGGGACCAAGCCGGACCCCAATGGTGGGGACCATCCAACCAGATCTACTTCCAAGGCATCCAACTCGAAACCAAAGACGTCGTCCAATTCCTCAGCCCCATACCCGGACTACTCGCCACCGGCAGCCGAGCAATTAACACCAGCATCCGCCTCGACGCCGCCGCGGAACGCTTCGCCACCATGCAAGTCCCCGCCGGCTACCTCAAACAAACAGGCGGCGAACCCATGAGCGCCCAAGACCTCGCCGATCTCGCCGCGGCATGGGCCGACGCCCGCGAATCAAGCGCCATCGCCGCACTCAACGAATTCGTCGAATGGAAAGAATCAAACATCGACCCATCAAAAATGGAACTCGTCTCAGCGCGGCAATACCAAGCCGTTGAGCTGTCACGAGTCGCCAACATCCCCGCCTACCTCGTCAACGCACCCGTCGGCTCCGGCATGACATACCAAAACGCGATGCAAGCCCGCCAAGACCTCTACCTATTCGGCGCCAAACCATACATCGACTGCATCGAACAAACGCTGTCCATGAACAGCGTGACACCACGAGGCCGTTACATCGAGCTCGACGTCACGTCGTACCTCGAAGAAAACGGGCTGGCGGGCCAGCCGGACACTGCTGCACCGGCTGGCTCAGGCAGCTCACTCACACCATCGGAGGAATGACATGCCCTACTACGTCACCGAAGACGCCGAAGGTTGCGCCGGGTACGGCGTCGTCAAAGAAGACGGCGAACTCATCGGGTGCCACCTCACCCAGCAAGACGCCATTGACCAAATGGTCGCGGTCAGCCTTGACGAAGGCATGGAACCGGGCGGCATGCTTGAGGAACGTGAAATGAGCGCCCCGATCAGCACCCTGCGAATGGCCGCCCCCGGAATCAAGCTGCTTGAGGCCGAGGAAGGCAAAGCCCGCCGCGAGATCAGCGGCCTCGCAGTCCCTTACGACGTCGAAGCCACCGTCTCCGACGGCACCCGCGTCAAGATCATGCGCGGCGCCCTCCCCATTGACGGCCCAGCACCCAAGCTGCTCAAATACCACGACGGCAGCGAAGTCGTCGGCCTCGTCACCGCCCGCAAAGACGAAGAGGACGGCATGTATTTCACCGCCCGAATCTCCAAAACCCGCGACGGCGACGACGTGATCGAGCTCATCAAAGACGGAGCGCTCGATGCAGTCAGCATCGGCATCGACCCGATCAAAGCCACCTTCGACAAGACCGGCACCCTCGTCGTCAAAGCCGCCAAATGGCGTGAGCTCTCCATCGTCGGCGAACCCGCTTTCGCCGATGCTCGCATTACACAGATCGCAGCGACTAGCATCCACACCAACGACACAAAGGAGTCGACCACCATGGAAGCAACCACGAACACGCCGGCAGAGCAGCCCGCACCGGCTCCCACCGCGCCGATCTGGGCCGAAGCCCGCAAGGTTCCTTCGCGCCTCCCGTCAGCCGCCGAATGGATTAGCGCCTACGTGCAAGGCGGCAGCTCATTCGCAAACATCAACAAGCTCATCGCCGACCATCAGGCGTACCACAACCCGGTCGCCGCGGCAGCCGGTGACATCGCCACCACCGACACACCCGGCTTGCTCCCCGTGCCAGTCGTCGGCCCGGTGTACGACAACATCAACTACCTGCGCCCGGTAGTCACCGCCATCGGTGCACGTGCCATGCCTCTCGGCTCCGGCAAGGTGTTCAACCGTCCCGAAATTACGACTCACACCAGCGTCGCACAGCAGACGACGGAACTCACCGGCCTCAGCTCGACCACCATGGTCATCTCGAGCAACAACGTCACCCGCCTTACGTTCGGCGGCACCGTGCTCGTTTCGGAACAGGATGTCGACTGGACGGACCCCAACAGCGTGAACATCATCCTTCAGGACTTGGCTGGCCAGTACGCCGACGCCACCGATAACTACGCGGCCGACGAGCTGCGCAGCAACTCCACCGATCAAGGCACGTGGGCCGGCACCGCGGCAACGATTCTCGCGGAAATCTACGCAGCCGCGCAGCTCATCGCAGCCAACACCAACGTCCTCCCGACGCACATGTTCGTTGACCCCGAAATGTGGGCCAAAATCGGCTCACTCGTCGACGGACAAAACCGTCCGCTGTTCCCGACGGTCGGACCGTTCAACGCCGCAGGCATCCAAAACGCGGCAACGTGGAACGGTAACCCGCTCGGCCTCACGATGGTCGTCGACAAGAACTTCGCGGCCAAAACCGCCATCGTCGGATGCGCGGCAGGGCGTTTCGCTGGTTTCGAGATCTACGAAAACCAGCGCGGCCTTATCGCCATCGACAAGCCCGAAGTTCTTGGACGTCAGATCAGCTTCCGCGGATACTTCGCCACGTTGATGATCGACGGCACCAAGTTCCGCCGCTTCACCTACGCCTAAGCGGGAGGCCGCCACATGGCGACCTACACCATCACCAACAAACAAGTCGTGGACAACGTGGGGGTCGTACAGACCCTCACGGACACGCCCATTCAACCTGGCCAAACAATCACAATCAGCGGCCTCACAGGCTTTAACGGCACCTACACCGTCACCGCCTGCCCCGCCTATTTGTTCATCGGCATTGACGAATACGGCGACTACCACTACGACACAACCGTACTCATCCCCAACCAAATCGCATTCGCGCTTACCGCGGCAGACGCCGAACGCCAACCCGCCACCGGCACCATCACATACACACCAACCTGCACATGGATTAGCAGCGGCGACGTCGAGGACTGGCTCGGTTTCACCGTCACCCCAGCCACAGCCGACGCCGATCTACTGACCATGGCCGTCGGCGCAGGCAACCAATTCGCATGGCGCCGCCGCCTTGAGGCCGGCTACCAAGACAGCCTCACCACCGTCCCAAGCCTTGACGTGAAGCTCGGCACCGTGATGTACGCCGGCTACCTCTACCGCCAACGCGGAAGCATCGACCAATACGCCAGCTTCGACCCGCTCGCCACCGGCGCACCCGTGGGCGGCAGCTTCGGCGACATCATGCGCCTACTCGGAATCAACCGCCCCGCGGTGGCCTAATGGCCGACATCTTCAACGAAGGATTCGACGCCCTCGTCACCAAACTCGGCACCATCACCGGGCTCCCCGTCGTCGTCTCCAGCGACCCCCGCAACATCAACCCGCCCTGCGTCTACGTCGACGCCCCCAGCTTCAGCATGCAAACCAACGTCGTCACCGCCATGACATTCAGCGTCAAAATCATCACCATCGGCCCCGGCGACCGCAAAGCCCTCTCCAAGCTCCTTGAGCTCGCCGACAAAATCCGCGACACCAAAATCGGCCTCACCGACGGCCGCCCAACCGTCGTCAACATCGGCGGCGGCGAATACGCCGCCTACGACCTCACAATCACCACCAAAGTCGCACCCTAACCACTACTATCAAACCAACACCGGAGGAACACCATGTCGACCAGCACCTACCTCGCCAACCCCACCGTCTTTGTCGGCGCCACGACGCCCGGCACCGATCTGACCAACCAGTGCGTCAGCGCGGTCCTCACCAGCTCACGAGACGCACTCGAATCCACCGCATTCGGCTCCACCGGCCGCAGCTACGTCGGAGGCCTCACCAACGTCACCTGCACCCTCACATTCCTCATGAGCTACGCAACCAGCGAAACATACGCCACCCTGCAACCGCTCATCGGCGCAGCCGCCACCTACATCGCCGTCAAGCCGTCATCCGGCGCAATCTCGGCCACCAACCCCGAATTCGAGCTCACCAACGCATACCTCGAATCACTCGACGTCGTCAACGGCGCATTGGGTGAGCTTTCACAGGTCGAAGCAACGTTCGTCGGCGGCACCCTCGTCATCGACGTCACCCCCGACACGTGAACTAACCCATTCAAGGAGCAGCAGCCATGAACCTCACAATCAAAGCCACGTACCGGCAACCCAACGGCAAAACCACCAACGAACTAGCAGTCATCACCCTCGCCGACTACGCCAAATGGGAACGCCGCTCACGCAAAGCCGTCCAACAGCTCCAAGCCGGCATGGGCCTCGACGACCTGCTTTACCTTGCATGGCTGCGACTCACAGCCGACAAAAAAGAAAACCGCGACTACGACACATGGATTGAATCCGTCGAAAACGTCGAGGTTGAGGGACTCGAGCCAGCAAACCCTACGGAAGCGGCAGCATCCGACGCCAGCTAGCCGAACTATTGCTGGCGACCGGGTGGTGGCCGCCCCACATCGAATTCGACAGCAACGACCTCGCCACCGTCCTACGCTTGGCAGACAAACAAGCCAAACGGAGCCGCCGCCGATGACCGTAACCACCGATTTGACCATCGCAGGGCTACAAGACATGCTCAAAGAGCTCAAAAAAATTGAGCCAGATTTACGCAAAGCATTTGACCGGCGTTACAAAGACATCCTCAAACCTGTCATAGACACTGCAAAAACGTTGGTACCAATACAACCACTAAGCGGATTTAGCCGTTCATGGGAAAAAGGCCGACTTACTCCATGGGACCAGAGAGCGATTATCCGGTCAATTACTGCAACAGTAAGCACTCGTCGCAACGCAACTGCAACTATGAAAATACAAATGAAATCCCCAGCCGGGTCAGTGTTCGACATGGCAGGCCGCCGCCGCGACAACCCACTAGCGCGACGACTCGAAGGCAAAGGCTGGGGAAGCGCCAGCCGCGTCATGTGGAACGCCTACAATCGACGTGAAAACGAAGTCGACCGACAACTCAACGAGCTCGTCGACGACCTCATCAAAACCGTCAACGAGAGGCTCCGCTAATGGCCATAACAATCCCCATCATTAGCGAATTCGACGGCAAAGGCGTCAGCCGCGCCATCAAAGAATTCCAACAACTCGAAACCACCGGCGAAAAAGCCCAATTCGCACTCCGCAAAGCCGCCCTCCCAGCCGCAGCGGCACTCACCGGGCTCGCAGCCGCCGCCACCATGGCCACCAAAGCCGCAGCCGAAGACGCCAAAGCACAAGCACTACTCGCGCAAACACTTCGCAACACCACCGGCGCCACCGACGCCCAGATCGCCGCCAACGAACAGTACATTGCCACCACCGAACGCGCCGCCGCGGTCTCCGACGAACAGCTCCGCCCAGCGCTCGGCAACCTCGTCCGAGCTACCGGCGACGTCACCCAATCCCAACAGCTGCTCAACCTCGCCCTCGACATCTCCGCCGCAACCGGCCGCGACCTCGAATCGGTCAGCATCGCCCTCGCCAAAGCCTCACAAGGCCAAGCCACCGCCCTCCAACGCCTCGGCGTCCCCCTCGACGAAGCCCTCGTCAAAACCAAAGACTTTGAAGGCATCGTCAGCGTCCTCACCGACACATTCAGCGGAGCCGCCGCAGTCGCCGCCGACAGCTTCGAAGGCCGCATGCGCCGCGTCGCCATCGCCATCGACAACACCAAAGAAAACATCGGCAACGCACTCATCCCCATCCTTGAACGCTTGATACCGATTATTGACAAGGCCGCGCTATTCATGCAAAACAACACCGACGCCATCGTCAAAGCAGGCATCGCCGCCGGTGTCCTCGCCGGCAGCATCCTCGCAGCTAACGGCGCCCTGAAGCTGTACAACGCATCTGTACTTATTGCCAACGGTCTGACGGCAATCCTTGGAGGCGTCAGCATGACCGCGGCAGGCAACGTCGGCACACTCGCCACCAAACTTGGCGCAGTCGGCATCATCGCAGCGGCTTTAGGCATCAGCATTCAACAGCTCGCAGCCGACGGCGGCTTCGCATTCAAAGGCCTCGCCCGCGCCGGCGTCGAATTCGCCAACCTCATCATCGACGCATTTGAAAAAGTCGCCCAAGGCGTCAACATCGCCATCAACTCCCTCATTGCCGCATACAACGCCCTCCCATTCGTGTCCAACATTGGCTATCTCCCCACCAGCAACCTCATCGGCAACATCCCGCTGCCATTCGGCACCTCAGGGGCCTCCAGCCGCGCCTCAAACGTCCCAGACCGGTTAGAACCGCTCCCCACCATCCCAACAGCCATCGGGGGCATTCCAAGCCTCCCAGCGCTTCCTAGCCCCACTGGCGGCGGCCAAGGTGGAGGCCGCGGCGGCGGTGGTGGCGGCGGCATCAGTTTCCCAGCCCCAGACCTCACAGCCTTCGGCCTGACCGAATCCGCCCGACTCGCCGACCTCGAGCTCATCAACGCCCAACCCGCCATCAACGTCACCGTCAACACCGTCACCGCACCCCAAGACCTCGGCCAAACCATCGTCGACGCCCTCATCCAATACAACCGAACCAGCGGCCCCATCGACGTCCTAGTCGCATGAGCACCGTCGTCCAATCCGGCAACTACACCCTCGAGCTCGACACCGGCTTCGACGTCAACAGCTTCCGCCTTGACGACACAACCAAAGGCGTCCTCAACAACACCACCTACCTACTGGGCCCCAGCACCCAATTCGCCGACATCACCAACAACGTCACCCAAGTCACCTACCGCCGCGGCCGACGCAAAATCGACGACCAATTCGGCGCCGGAACCATGACATTTAGCATGCGCGACACCACCGGCATCCTCGGCCCCTACGACTCCACCAGCCCCTACTACGACCCAGCCAACAACGAACCCGGACTCGCCCCCATGCGAGCCGTCCGCCTCAAACGCGACACCACCGACCTATTCGTCGGCACCGTCACCAGCTACGAATACATCTTTGCCAAAGCCGGCCCAAACACCGTCATCGTCAGCTGCGCCGACGGCTTCTACCAGCTCGCCCAAACCAGCCTCCAAGAATTCAACGTCACACCAGAAACTAGCGGCGACCGAATCAACACAATCCTCGCCCTCCCCGAAGTCGACTACACCGGCAACACCAGCATCGCCACCGGCACCGTCAACCTTGGCCACGACAACTTGTACACCATCCCAGCCGGCACCAACACCCTCGGCTACCTCCAACAAATCAACGCCGCGGAACAAGGCCGCCTGTACATCGCAGCCGACGGCACCCTCGTCTTCGAAAACCGCATCGGCGCCACCCTCAGCTCACCGGTCGCCGACTTCAAAGACGACGGCACTGGTTACAACTACGACGACCTCACCGTCGAATTCGACGCTGACAACGTCGTCAACTACGCCTACATCCGCGCACTCGACGGCAAAGAGGCAGTCGCGCAAGACGCACCCAGCCAAACCAAATACTTCATCCAAAACAAACAAATCATCAACAGCTTGCTGCATCAGCAAGGCGAAATTGACGATCTGGCCGACTACCTACTCGAACCCGAACCCGAACCCCGCTACACCGGCATCACCGTCAAATTTGCCCAACTCACCACCCTTCAACGCGATACCGTCGCCACCATCGACATCGGCGACACCATCAGCATCGAAAAACAAATCCCCGGCCTCAACAGCCAAATCGGCGAAGAACTTGCCGTCGAAGGCATGCAGGCCACCATCAACTTCGACCGCGGCCACGAAATCACCTACTACACAAGCCCCACCACAATCATCTACCAGCTCGTTTTCGACGACCCGATCTATGGCGTCCTCGACGCCGACAATGTCCTAGGCTAAGGAGCACCATGGGCGCAAACGCAGTCACCTCTTTCCCGACGTATGCGGCGGGAGAAGTTCTCCAAGCGAGTCGACTCAACACAACCAACTGCGGCGTCCCGGTGTTCGCGGGTACGTCAGAGCGAGACGCGGCGTTCGGTGGCACGGGAGAAAAGACGCTGGCCGAAGGCCAGCTGTGTTATCTCGAATCGACCAACGTTGTGCAGTATTACGACGGCGCGGCATGGGCAACGGTAGGCCCAACGAGTCCCGGAGGACTTGTCCGTGTCGGCGGCACATCATTCAGCGCAGTTGCGTCGGTTTCGTACGACAACGTTTTTACGTCGACATACGAAAACTACCTGATCGTCGGCTATGCCACTGGCACAAGTCCAGCACTAACAATGCGTATGCGGGCCTCGGGGACCGACAACTCATCAAGCAATTACGTCTTTGTGCGCGCAAACATTCAAGAAACCTCCGGAGCATGGGGATTTACGGTGTCCAACGGCGCACAAACATCATGGGGCCTCGGAACTACAAACTCGATGCAGTTTTCGCTCACCATGTTCGCACCACAAGCAACGCGCGCAACCGCATTTGAAGGAACCACCAACTTAGGCACGGGAACCGGGAACTACCCGTTACAGGTCAACGGAGGCAGCCTTACCGTCACCACTTCATACGACGGTTTCACTTTGCTTGGCAGCGCCAACATCACCGGCCGCATCGACATTTACGGAATGAGCAACTCATGACCTACAAAACAAACGTCAACGGCCAAACCCGCAAAATGACCGACGAAGAAATTGCACAATACGAACTGATGCTGGCCGAAATTGAACAACAGAAACAAAACGATCAGATCAACCACAATCGCAAACAAGCCGCCAAAAACAAATTGGCATCTTTGGGACTGACACCCGAAGAAATCGACGCGCTAATACCATGAACGGCGCCACCAAACAGGCAGCCGACCAAACCGTCAAAGGCGGCATCCTCGGAATCGGCGTCTACATCGCCCACCTAAACAACCTCGACCCGGCACTCATCGCCATGCTGCTACCCGTCGCATCCGCAGTGCTCGCATTTATCAGCTCAAAAATCAGCGACCCACACCTCGCCTCAATCTTCGGCCACCACAAAGAACTCGGCGACAACAAAGACAAAAAGTGACACGCCCGTACATCGTCGACCAACAGCCGGTCGCTAAACACAAGCTTGAAGGCACCGAAGAATGGGTCCGCCAAGCCGCGCATTACAGCGGCGGCGCCTTATGGAACAACGGCACATGGGTCGTGCGCGACATCAAAGGCAAACCCGGCCAAACCTCAAACCACGCTCGAGGACTCGCCATGGACCTCAGCTACCGGTACATGCCAGCCCGCAACCTCGGCGTCACCGACGGCCGCCGCAAATCCCTCGACTTCGTCAAAACATGTCTCAACCACTGGGAGCAGCTCGGCATACAGCTCATCATCGACTACTGGCCCCAAGAATTCGGCCGATCATGGCGCTGCGACCGCGCAGCATGGCGCAAAGCCTCCAAACCCACCTTCACCGGCGCACCCAGCGGCGACTGGTGGCACATCGAGCTACACCCCCAATGGGGAAACGACCCAGACCGCGTCCGCAAAGCCTTCGGAGCAGCATTCACCACACCCGTCACGGAGCCCGCTAAGGTCGAATCCGACACATAACCCACGGAGCAGCACCGAGGTACAACATGAATCCACTGTCATTAATGGCCAGTGTCGCCGCAGGCATCAGCCTCATGATCGGCGCACTAACAGCCATCTTCCCCACACCCCAGCCACCGGCACCCGCCGCGGCCATCACCACAAGCCCCCCACAGGCCACTCTAAGCCACTTGGAGGCCCCAAAACCCGTCCCCCAGTACGAACCCGCACTCCAACCCACCTGCGACAACTACGTCGATTTGGCGCGCACCGTCGGCTGGCCCGAAACCGAGCTAGGCACCCTCGCCCAAATTATGTGGGCCGAATCCCGATGCCACGCCGACGCAGTCGGCGACCTTACCCGCGGCGTCAGCCTCGGCCTCATGCAAATCCACACCGAATCATGGTGCGAACCCACCCGGTACTGGCCGCTCGGCTACCTACAAACCAAAGCCGTCCTTGACTACTGCCAAACCCTGCTAGACCCCTACGTCAACCTGTACGCAGCTCTCGTCATCTGGCAGGAAGGCGGCTGGCAGCAGTGGACCACCTACAAAGGACAATGACCCGTGAGCAAAATCGTTGTGATCGTGTTGTTCGCCGTGTTCGCATTCGCGCTGTGGCTCGAAAGGTGGACAAGGTGACACGCCGCGAACAGAACCCAGACGCACTGTTAGCGGACCTCATCGAGTACGCCGAGAACTGCCGCAGCGTGTCAACCATGATCGTACTCCAAGAAGCAATCGCCCACATCTACACACTGCGCGACACCATCATCGAAATCAAAGCAGAAAACGCACGACTCGAATCCATCATCCGAACCAACTACTAGGAGCAGCACCTATGTCCAAAACCATTTTCGACCCGCAGCTCGGCGCACAACTCGCCGAAGAAGGCGCACAAATCAGCTGGGCTTACTCAGCCGAAACATTCAAAGACACAGCCCGCCAAAGCATCCTCGACGTCGCCCGAATGCGCGCCGACTTCACCACCGACGACATCATCCGCTGGGTCCAAACACACCGCCGACCCACACCCGACAACAACAGCGCATGGGGCCACGTCATCAAACAGCTCGCCAAAGAAGGCGCCATAGTGTTCACCGGCAACTACCGAACCAGCGCCCGCGCCAACGCACACTCAAAGCCGCTCCGAGTATGGCGCCGCGCATGAGCTGGAAACTCGACGAATACGTACAAGTACCGGAGCGGATGCGGATGGTCGCGGAAAAATACCCCGACGTTCGCTTCGCCGAAGATCAACCCGTCATACGTGAAATCGGCGAAAAGCTGTACATTGAAATCCGCGTCACCGCATGGAGACACCCCGACGATCAGCACCCTGCGGTGGCGTACTGCTGGGAACCATTCCCCGGCACCACCCCATACACCCGCGACTCGGAACAAATGAACGCCGCGTCAAGCGCCTACGGCCGCGTATGCGCCCTTATCCTCCCCGGAGCGTTCGCCAAGATCGCCTCCGCACAAGAGGTCTACAACCGCGCCGGCCCGCCCTCAAGCACGTACGAGGAACCATTCCCCGACCAGCCGCGCATGGCGCCGCGCCTGCACACCGACCCACCCGCATCGGCACCCTCGGAACCCCAGCTCAAAAAGATCAGGGCTATGTACGCCGCCCGCGGCATGACCGACATGGCCGAGATCATGGCCGACGCCTCGCAGCGCATCGGCCGCAAGCTGGCCGGCACTAGTCTCCACAGCCTGCTCAAAGGCGAAGCCAGCCGACTTATCGACTCACTTAAAGCGGAGGAAACCCTATGAGCGAAACCAACATCCCCGACCCCGTCGTCACCGTCCCATGGACGCAGCTGCTCACCCTCGAGCTAAAGCTGCGCTACGCCAAACGCGAACTATGTGAAGCCGTGATGTTTGCCAGCGGCGACCAGCAACAGCACCTCGACGACGCATACGTCAAGCTCGTGCAGGCCACCAAGATCGTCATGGAGCTCATCAAAGGCCAAGACAACAACAACTAAACCCACCCGACTTCGGGCGCAATCCCAGCGTGACACGGGATGTAGGTGCGAACCCTCGCCGACTAACCCTCGGCAGTTAGGCCGTCAGAGAGCCGTGGAAGCCCCGCGCACTGACACGAGGGTGCGGGCTAGTGGGACTCGAGCGATAATCGAGCGGGAGGAGCCCGGGAGCGCTATGCCCATCCACAGACCTCGACATCCGCATCCCGAGCAAGGCGCAACGCGCCGCGCTAGCAGGGGGTGTGGGGGAAATTCCCCCACTACCATCGACACAGGAGCAGCACCCATGCCAACACGAACCAGCAACAACGACTACCGACGCAACCGCGCCCAACTACTCAACGGCGCACCAACGTGCCACTGGTGCAAAACACGCCCAGCCACCGAAGCCGACCACCTCATCGAGCACGACGCTGGCGGAACCGACGACCTAGACAACCTCGTCCCCGCATGCAAACCCTGCAACAGCAAACGCGGACAAAAATACTTGACAAACAAAAATCGCATGCGACAAGCGAAACGACCAAAAACCTTTTTGGATTCGGACACACCTCGCC